CGTCAAGGTTATTTCTCTGGACGACGGTATTATTCCGTTTATCCCTTATCCTTTTCAGAAAGAGCTGGTAAATAGTTTCCACCACAACCGATTTACTATTTGTAAGCTGCCTCGACAGTCCGGCAAGTCGGTTATCACTACCGCCTACCTCATTCACCAGGCGATCTTCCGAGACAACATCAACATCGCTATTCTGGCTAACAAGCGAGAGACGGCGTTTGAACTTATGGCGAAGTTGCAAACTTCGTATGAGAACTTACCGAAGTGGTTACAACAGGGTGTCGTTGCTTGGAATAAAGGTTCAATTGAATTAGAGAATGGGTCTCGTATTACGGCATCATCAACTTCTAGTTCTGCTGTTCGGGGTTTCTCCTACAACATTGTTATGTTGGACGAATTTGCGTTCGTTCCAACCCAATTGGCCGATGAGTTCTTCGCGTCGGTTTATCCTACGATTTCATCTGGTAGAACTACTAAGGTTATTATCGTCTCCACACCGAACGGTATGAACCACTTCTACCGTCTCTGGAATGATGCAGAGAAAGGTAGAAACAGTTACTTTCCAATTGAGGCACACTGGTCCGAAGTTCCAGGAAGGGACGAGAAGTGGCGAGAGGAGACTATTGCTAACACCTCCGCCCAACAGTTCGCACAGGAATTTGACTGTGACTTCATTGGTTCAGCAGGAACACTTATTGCTCCGTCTAAACTAAAAGCCCTCACTTATGAGGACCCAATTGAGAGTTCGGGTGGTCTTGACGTTTATGAGAAACCGAAAGAGGGTCACGAGTACCTTATGACGGTTGACGTCAGTCGAGGGATGAAGCTTGACTATTCAGCCTTCCTGGTCTTTGACATCTCACAATATCCACATAAGGTTGTAGCGAAGTATAGAAACAACCAAATTAAGCCTATGCTCTACCCTGACGTTATTGTCCGGGTGGCGAAGGAATATAACAAGGCCTGGGTGCTCTGTGAGGTCAACGACATTGGCGACCAGGTGGCTTCTATTATCTTTTATGACCTGGAGTATGAAAACCTCCTTATGACCTCTATGAGGGGCCGTGCGGGGCAAGTCCTGGGCCATGGCTTTAGTGGGGGTAAGACGCAACTTGGTCTGAAGATGGCCAAGGCCCCAAAGAAGCTCGGGACGTCCAACCTGAAGCAGATGATTGAATCTGATAAGGTTATTGTCACCGACTTCAATATCATTAACGAACTTACCACTTTCATTGAGCGGCGCAGTTCATTTGAGGCAGAAGACGGCTGCCATGACGACCTTGTTATGTGTATGGTCATCTATGCCTGGGCTGTCCAACAGGACTACTTCAGGGAGATGACTGACCAGAGTATTCGTAAGGAGCTCTATGAGAAGGACAAGGATAGTCTAGAAGCCGACATGTCGCCATTTGGTTTCATTGAGGACGGTTCGAGTGGTGAGGATCAGTTCGTCGCTGATGGAGACATCTGGACCAAGGTTCATAAAGACGTTTATGACGAGTATGGGACCACCATGGGCAACTGGGAATGGGGTGGTTCTGGTCACACCTGGGGTGTTTGACGCTTACGGATTAAAAACACAGTGGGGGACTGGGTTCTCGGCGAAAAACCACATAACTTAATTGTAATTAAGTTATTCCCGTAGCGGTGGTGAAAGTTGAGAAGTCCTAAATAAAGATGAATAAATCTCTTTATTCGGGAGCTAAAAATGGTTATTAAGACCGCATCTCCAGGTATTGTCGTAAATGAGATCGACCTTACCAGGGGTACTAGTGATGCTATCACTACTAATATCGCTGCTTTTGCTGGTCCTTTCGAGAGGGGCCCAGTTGGTGAACTTCAACTGATTACGACGGAAGCAGAATTTCAACAGATCTTCGGTGATCCTAACGACTCTAACTATGAGTACTGGTGGACCGTTTCCAACTACCTAGAGTACGGTGGTGTGTGTTACGTAATCCGCTGCGACGACGAGATTGGTGACTCTTCGGGCACATATCTCCAGACCATGCGTAATGCAACTGACGAGATCGGTGAAACACCAGTCTACATCAAGAACGAGACCGACTTCGAGGAGAACTGGTTCCAAACAGAATCTTTGCCTGGTAAGTTTGTTGGTGTTAACCCCGGCATCTGGGCAAACGGCCTTGGTGTTGCTGTTATCGACCACGGCGCTGACTACGAGATGCTCCTCAAGAGCAACACTTCTGAAGTTACCGACAACGTTGTTAACGAGAGTACCGGTTCCGGCGCCAGCACCACCACCCGCTTCGCAACTGGCTTGGCCAGTGGAACTGTTGTTGGTAAGTACATCAAGGTTGCTGCTGCAGACAACGCAACTGGAATCGCCGCTGGTGACCGTGTTGTTGAATCTGATGGTTTGGGTTCAGTTGTTGTTGGCGGTGCAGAAGGCTTTGTTATTTCTGTAGCCGATGGTTATTATCAGATTTTGCTGGTAACCGAAGATACTTTTGAGGTTGGTAACTCTCTGACCAACGACGCTGCTACCACTGAGACTGCTGCAATCACTGAAGTTGTTGCACAGGGTGACTACAAATTCTACGGATATGGTAACAAGGACACTGTTATCAATACTATCTGGGTACCTAACACCTACACGAAGGAACAGGGCGTTGTTCTTGGCTGGACCTCCACCCCAATTGCAAACCAGAAAGTAACTGCTGCCAGCGGCGACAGCTACATGTGGTCTGTTCAGACCGAATTGTGGGTTAACGTTTACGCCCCTCAAGCCGACGACCTCTTCACTGACGGAACCAACGTCTTTAAGATGCAGGCCTCTGGTGACTGGTACACTCAGCAGACCGCCTTCGCGGGTCTTCCTTGGTATCGTTTCGCTGGTCGTCCTGGCACCTCTCCCAACGCAGCCGAGCGTGGAGCCGCCAACGACGAACTGAACATTATCATCTACGACCACGATGGTACCTTCACCGGAACCAAGGGCAACACCCTCGAGACCTACATTGGTGTTTCGAAGCTCTTCGGTGCTAAGACCCAGGAAGGCGAAAAGAACTACTACATCGACGTAATCAACAACCGCACGTCTCTGCTATATGCTAACCAGACTCTGGATGCCGAAGACGGTAACCTCAACCAAGGTTTGAGTGCTGTTGGTACTGCTATTGGTGACGGTGTTAACTGTGAGTACATCACCGTTAAGAGCTACATCATGGCCAACGGTGCTGACAACTACACCGCTTCCTTGGGTGAGTTGCAGGACGCTTACAACATGTTGACCACCGAGAACCTCCCTAACCTGGATTACATCCTGCAGGGTCCCTCGATGAGCAACCTGGACGACGCCGTAGCCAAGGCTAACTTCCTGATCTCCATCTGTGAAGAGCGTAAGGACTGCATGACCTTCCTGAGCCCTCCTCGCTACGCAGTTATTGGTCGTTCTTCTACCGCTGCAACCCAGGACATCATTCAGTGGGCTGACGAGATTTCCTCTTCTTCCTACGCTGTATTCGATTCCGGTTACAAGTACACCTACGACCGCTTCAACGACACCTACCGCAACATCCCCCTGAACGGTGACATTGCTGGTCTGTGCGTCAACACCGCTCTCACTGCTGAGCCTTGGTTCTCACCTGCTGGTCTCTCCCGCGGTCAGATCCGTAACGTTGTTAAGCTGCCTTACAACCCCTCCAAGAAGCAACGTGACGAGCTTTACACCCACCGTGTGAACCCTGTTGTTTCCTTCCCCGGCGAAGGTCACATCCTCTTCGGCGATAAGACCGCCCTCGGTTATTCCTCTGCTTTCGACCGCATCAACGTGCGTCGTCTGTTCCTGGTCATCGAGAAGGAAATCGCTAAGATGTCCCGCACGACTCTGTTCGAACTGAACGACGAGACCACTCGTTCGCTCTTTAAGAACAACGTCAACCCTTACCTCCGCGACGTTCAGTCCAAGCGTGGTATGTATGACTTCCTCGTTGTTTGTGACACCACTAACAACACCCCCGAAGTCATTGACCGTAACGAGTTCATCGCTGACATCTACATTAAGCCCGCGAAGTCAATCAACTTCATCACCCTGAACTTCATCGCTACTAAGACTGGCGTGTCGTTCGATGAGTCGGTTGCACTCTTCCGCGGCAACTGATAAGAACCCAATCACCTTAAGGTATAAACAATGTCACAACGTTCTATCGAAGACTTTAAGGCGGTACTTCAAGGTGGTGGGGTTCGCCCCACCATGTTTGAGGTTGAGCTGACCTTCCCCGATGCCGTCGCCCCTGACCTGGGTGACGTTACTCGTGATGGTACCTTCCTCATCAAAGCTGCCGGTCTTCCCTCTTCTAACGTAGGAACCATCGCTGTTCCTTTCCGTGGTCGCCGTCTCAAAGTTTCTGGCGACCGTGTATTTGACGACTGGAATGTAACCATCATTAATGATGTTTCGTTCGGTCTTCGCACTGCAATGGAGAAGTGGTCTGAAAAGATTCAGAACCATAACTACGCCCTCGGTGCTACTGAACTGCAGTCCTATTTCGGTTCTGCTATCGTTCGCCAGCTCGATCGCGACGGTACCCAA